GCGATCTTGGATATTGGGTTTGACAGCCACCACAGCCTCTTCAACCACTTCCGTAACTGACTTTCCAGCTGCTATGTAGTCAGCAATGGTGTCATTGATGGTGGCCAATTCTTTGGCTGTGATTTCAAGCCCTAGCAAATTGGCACGGCAGATCCAGCCAATGCCAATTTTATAAACCACAGCTTCGGGTACTCGGCCAAATGCTCGAGCATCTGTGGTACGGTCATTACGCACAAGCCAATCCACAATACAGTCTTTTGCTTCTTTTTTACCGTAATGGTAGTTGTACCAGTTGAACATTCTGGTCATTGCACTAACACGTTCCGTTTCTGCAGGTTGCTGGGTCCAGACAGGTTCTGGTCCATACCCAACATCTTGAGATCGGGGTGTCATGGATTTAAGAGGTTTGTGTACAGTTTTAACAACAGATTTTTTTGCAGTAGCGTTCATGCCAATCCTTTCAGTTTTTGAATGTATATAGCATTATAACAGTGATTGGGTTAGTGGTCAACCAACTCTAAACTGGCTAAATACACTAAGGAGAGCTAAAATTCCACGCCTGAGCCTATACCGTCCCACCAAGACCAACGATTACCGTTTCTTTGACCGCACAATTTCAGAGATGTTCACTGTGGGCGGATTGGACGTGTACATTCACAAGTACCTTGGTCCCAAGGTCGGTGGCGACAACAGCAGCGAAGGCAGCAATTTTGATGCCACGCAGCCTGTTTATGACAGTGAAAATCCTCTTTTTATTCAGGACCTGTTTTTGTTGGAAAACCGCGATCGAGCATATGATTCCGATGTGTATGTCATGCGTGGTGTGTATCAACAGCAGGACATAGACTTTGATCTCACACAGTTTGGTCTGTTCTTGAACAATGATACTCTGTTCATGACCTTTCACTACAACGACATGATGGACACATTCCAACGCAAGCTGATGTCAGGTGATGTGTTGGAAGTACCAAACTTGCGAGATCCAGACCCACTTGACAAGACCATACCCAGAGCCTTGCCCAAATACTATGTGATTCAGGATGCATCCTTTGCCAGCGAAGGGTTCAGCCAGACCTGGCTGCCACACCTGTGGCGTGTCAAGGCCACTCCCATGGTAAATGCACAGGAGTATCAGGAAATATTGAACAAACCATTTGTGTCAGAAAACATCTGGGATCCCGGCAACTTTTACAGTGCAGGAATCACAGTCAACGACGGCAACAGCTATTATCGTGCCTTGACAGATGTGCCTGCGGGTACTGCCATCAGCAACAGCAGCTATTGGGCAGCAGTGAATCCACCAACCACAGCTGATCGTGCCACCACACGCAACAAAGATTTGGTGCTGAATGATGCCATACTGGCACAGGCCGAGATTGATGTGCCGCTGTCGGGCTATGACACTGTGAAGTTTTATATCTTGCCCACCAATCCGGACGGTACTCCCGGCAATGCAGATGCTGTGACCATAGACAATGCCTTGGTCAATGCAGATCAAACAGGTGTAAACGTTGCAGATCAAAGTCAGACACCGCGCGGCGACGGTTATACTGTTGGCTACATGACAGGCGATGGTATAGCACCCAACGGCTTGCCAGTGACACCGGGTGTGACTTTTCCTGGTGTGGCGTTTGAAGGTGATTATTGTTTGAGATTGGATTACTTTCCCAATCGTCTGTTTAGATACAACGGGCGCACCTGGATCAAGATCGAAGATGCTGTGCGTACCAACTTGACCAATGGTCCCAACAACAATACCTTACGCTCCAGCTTTGTCAACAATACATACACAGTGTCCACACGAGACCTGGGCAATGTACCAAGTCGTCAGAGCCTGAGCGAGCTGTTGGAACCCAGAGCCGACAACGGTGATGACAACGGTGGCAAAACGGCCAATCCGTTTCCTGGCACACATCCTAGACAAAGATCGAGCTGATATATGTACACCTCTAAAATTACCAACATAGCAAATCAAAAAGTTTATATGGAGAAAACACAATGAGTCAGCAGTTCTTTTATGACGCTCAAATACGACGTTTTCTCTTGCAATTTACCAGAATGTTCAGCAATTTCAGTATAGAGTACGGCAGAGACAACAGCAATGCAGCTACTCTGATACGTGTGCCTGTCAGATACGGTGATGCCACTCGGCAAGCACAAACTATCTTGCAAGACAACAGTGCCAATTCCATGCCGTCCACACCCTTGATGACCTTTTATATTTCTGCCATGGAATATGACAGACCCAGAATGCAAGATCCCACACATGTGAGCAAGATGCAGGTGCGTCAACGCTACTATGACCCGGCCACTGATGGCTATGAAACCACACAGGGCAATGCCTTTACCATAGAACGCTTGATGCCAGTGCCCTACAACCTGGTGGTATCTTTGGATATGTGGACCAGCAACACCAATCAGAAGTTTCAGTTGTTTGAACAAATTGCCACCTTGTTCAACCCCAGTTTGGAAATACAGAGCACAGACAATTTTCTTGACTGGACCAGTCTCAGTGTGGTATACCTGGACAGCGTGACCTGGAGCAGTAGAACTATTCCACAAGGCACTGAAAATCCCATTGACATTGCTACTCTCAAGTTCAGCATGCCTATCTGGATATCCAGTCCTGCAAAAGTTAAAAAATTGGGAGTGGTAGAACGCATTGTGGCTTCAATTTTTGATGCACAAGGTGATGCCAACGAAGCCATAACCAACAATGATCTGTTGCTGGGCACCAGGCAACTGCTGACACCGTTTGACTACAAGGTACTCTTGATTGGCAACAAATTACAAGTGTTGAAATACAGTGCTGTTGTGGATGAACCCAATGCATCAACTGCCTTGCCTGACACACCGGCCAGCAATGAATTTTGGCCTGCTGTGATCAACATGTACGGTGGATTTAGACCTGGGATATCTCAGATCAGATTGGACAATCAATGGGGCACCGACGACCAGGTGATTGGTACTGTGACTCTGGATCCCACTGATGAAAGATTCATGCTGTTTGATGTGGACATTGATACCATACCACAAAATACCATGCCAGCAGTAAATGCTGTGATTGATCCTTTGTTGAGCGGACCTGGCACAGGTCTTCCTGCTGCTGCTGAGGGACAACGCTACTTGATTCTGAATGACATAGGCAATGTTGACAACACACAGCCCAGCCTGGCCTGGGGTGCCTTGGTTGCCAGCGCCAACGACATTGTTGAATACAACAGTGGTGATTGGATAGTGACATTTGGCAGTACCACCAACACTGAAAATATTCAATATGTGACCAATATCACAACCGATCTGCAGTATCTTTGGACTGGCACTGCCTGGGTCAAAAGTTTTGAAGGAATTTACCCCGGCGGAGAATGGAGTCTGGTGTTATGATGGCAGTGGGTGTATGGTTTTATGCTCAAGACACACAACGCTATCTGTATCTCATGCGTAACGACACCAAATATCCTGGTACATGGGGCCTGCCGGGCGGCAAATGCGAAGCTGGAGAAACCTTGTTGGAAACTATCGAACGTGAATGTTGCGAAGAACTAGGGTCGTTTCCTGACTATGTAAAACTGTTGCCGTTGGATCAGTTTACCAGTCCAGACGATGCGTTCAGTTATCATACTTTTTTCTGTTGTGTAGCAAGAGAATTTCAGCCAGTGTTGAATTCGGAACACTTGGGTTATGCTTGGATTGATAGTGTGACATGGCCCAAGCCCATGCATCCAGGTTTATGGAATACAATAAACTTTGACACCATTAAAGAAAAAGTTGAGATTATAAAATCAGCTATTCAAATGTCACAGTAAGTGACAAAATCTCTATACTTCATGGTTTCGACGTTGCGGTTGTTGCGCCAAGCATCTGGCATATTTACACTGGTACCCACTAGTATAAACTTGGTTCCTGTGTAAGCTTCGAAGACGCTGTTTACGTGCGAAACCCAACCACTGTCCAGCACTGGAGTTTCGTTGTTGTAGCCCAACAGGAATATTTCTTCGTGTTGGTCAAATGCTGCCAGATAAACAGCCAAGGCAATTTCACTCAATTGCGGTGACATGGGCACTAGAAAAAAATCACCTGGATAAGTTATACACAGGCTAGGTGTGGTGTAGACCACGCTGTGTTTCTGATATTCAGCTGCGGTGATCAGTTTGATTCTGGGACGGTCAATTGTGACGTAAAAATCCAGCGGCATTTCTGACCAAACATCGCCACTGGCATAGGTCTGCAGACGTTTTTTGCCTAATAGGCCGCCACGGTGTCGCTGTAGTCTAGCGTAGTCAAAGCGTTCGCGATCTACACTACTGCCAATTACCGCAGCACGACCTGATATGTGTTGATTTTCTACAGCATTTGGAATCCACTCACGTGCCTGGTGACCACGACCATTGGCCATTCTGGTTCTGGTGACCACAAATTCGCCGGCATAATCTCTGCGGTATCTAGCAGGTATCATTGATCTGCTGGCTCTGGTGTATTGCCCGCTGCCAGCCATTCTAAGTAGGCTTGATAATCGGTGTTGGCTGGGTCAAAAGGAATGCTTGTTCCATCGCTTCTTAGGACCGCCGTTGCAACCCCACTCATGTTATTTAGTAGTTGATACATTTTATAACTCCGCACTAAAGCCAATATTGTTCCCACTAGAAATACACATATTTCCAGTAGACATTCCGGTTGAAGTTAAGCGCACAAACAATCCATTGACGCTACTTGCAGCAGATGGATTAATTATTGTATTGGTGACTGTGTATTCTGCTGTTGCAATTAAAGTAATTTGGTAATTTGTTAGATGGGAAACTGAAGGCGTTGACCTCATGGTTACTGGAAATTGAATACCGACATCAGCATTTGTGCCGCTAAAAATACTTCCCCATGCCCCTCCTCCAAGCCTTGCAAAATACCGCTGGCACAAAATCAACTCACGCCCGTAGTCACGATAGTCAAACGGTGACGCTGCGGATCCTGCTTCAAGCTGAACGCCTGTGATGTAAAAGGTTGCGCCGCTTGTGCCGACTACGCTGACTGCACCTGTGACTGAGTAAAATACGGTAGAACCCCAAGAACCAGCAGTTCCACTAACTGTTGAACCAGAACCCAAACTTAAAAATAACTCAATCCCAGAAGTATTGTTAGTTGCCCATGTGCCTGATGTATCACCAGCAATGGTTACGCTAATTGAAGTCCAAGTATTAGCTGTGGAAATTGTATAACTATAAGGATAAAATCTATTGCCAGCAGAATTTCTAACAGTGCCACCAAATGTTCCTGTTAGGCTTGAATATACTTGGAATGACAAAGTGATTGTTTTTGCATTAGCTGTTCCCCACCCTAAATCAGCAACATTAAATCCTTCAATATTTTGACGCAATACAAAAAGTTCTGATGCGCCTACGCTATATGCTGAAGATGATGTTATTCCAAGATAATTAGTAAAACCTACGGGTGGCGTAACTGCACCAGCGTTTTGCTGAGAAGTTAATTTGGACGTTTGTGACAAACTAAAAAACCAACGATCCAACGTGTAATTTCCATTAGTAGGCGTAATACTAGCCCCGGCATTACGCTGATCAATCGTCATCCCACCGTTGATGATTCTGTTGCGCCAGCTGCTGCTGATGGTTCCTGTTTGTGCTAGATCTACTGCGTTGGTCATTGTGTTGTCCTGTTATGCTATGTAGGTGCCTGAGCTGGTAAATGTGTGATATACATATCCGCCAGTAATAGTGACTGTACCGCCTGTGGCTCTAGCTGCTGATCCTAAGTAACGAACAATTACCACACCTGACCCACCTGCGCCGGCTGTTGCGCCAGCTCCTGATCCACTGCCGCCGCCACCTGTATTAACAGTTCCGGCCACGCCGGTAGAGGCTCCGCCCCCACCCCCTCCATTGCCACCAGCGCCTGGGCTACCACCATCGTCAGAATTTCCACCACCACCGCCGGCATAGAAAGTGCTATTCAGCCATTGTAATCCTACACCGCCATTTGCTGTACTTGCCCCAGTGGATCCAACTGCGCCAGCGCCGCCACCGCCACCACCTCGACCATTTCCGCCCGAGTAACCGCCTGCTACTCCAGCGCCGCCGTTATTGCCTGTACCTAACGTACCAGCACCGCCAGCACCAGCAGAGCTAAGAGCACCAGCACCACCTCCGCCTGAACCTCCGGCAGCTCCAGCAGTTCCTTGCCAAGAACCTCCGCCACCACCGCCAACTGCGGTAGAAAATGTTGAAAACAACGAGCTAGAACCAGCGCCGCCAGTACCGGTTGTTACAGATCCTGCACCACCAGCACCAACGGTAACAGCATAACTCGTACCAGGCGAAAGAGATACAGAAGTTGCTGAAATATATCCTCCAGCACCTCCACCACCGCCAACATCGTTTCCGCCACCGCCACCTCCAGCTACCACTAAGTAATCTACTGTGTAAGCCGTACTAGCAATAGTCTGCCACCCAGTGGCACCACTACCAATATAAACTTCCATGCTGTTAATCGTAGTATTCCAGCGTGTCATACCAACAGTGGGACTGGCCGGTCGTTGCGCTGTTGTGCCTACTGGAACACTCAGAGCTCCTGTGCCGCCTGCTATTAATTCTCCGGGTACTTGTGTGAGTGCCATTGTTGTTATCCTGTTATGCTATGTAGGTGCCTGAGCTGGTAAACGTATGGATTACATATCCACCTGTGATTGTAACGGTTCCACCTGTGGCTCTTTGTACCGTTCCTAAATAACGGATGATTACTATGCCTGAACCACCAGAACCACCATTTCTGTTTTGTCCTTCGACATTACCCGCTGATCCACCCCCGCCCCCGCTGCCAGTATTTACAGCCCCTCCAGTGCCGTTAGTATTAATCCCACCACCTGCACCACCTCCGCCAGTTGTTGTGCCTCCAGAACTATAGCCGCCACCGCCACCTCCTCCAGCATATACAGCACTTGATCCAGATATAGTAGAAGTTGTACCACTGCCACCAGCACCGCCTGTTCCACCCGACCCGTTGGCTCCTACCGAAGCAGATCCACCCCCGCCACCTCCGGATGCTGCTGAATTATTTCCATAAGCAGTAGCAGTTCCGCCGGCAAATCCTTGCCCTGCTGTTCCTGCGGCACCAGTAGCTACAGTGCCAGTACTTCCGCCACCTCCGGATCCACCAGCAGTAGGACCACCATTGCTATAGCTGCCACCACCGCCGCCACCAATAGCTGTTGCTATTAATCCAAACCCAGAATTTGTGCCTGCAGTTCCAACGCCGTTAGCAACTCCACCTGCGCCACCAGCTCCAACAGTAATAGTATAACTTGTGCCTGGCGAAACTGATACAGCTGACGCAGTTAACAATCCACCTGCGCCACCGCCACCACCTTGTGTTGTCATATAAATTGCACCGCCACCACCACCGCCGCCGGCTGCTGCAAGGTAATCTACACTGTATGCTGTACTAGCAATAGTCTGCCATCCTGTTGAACCTGTGCCAATATACACTTCCATTCCACCTATAGTGGTATTCCAACGCTGCATACCTACAATAGGACTGGCAGGTCGTTGTGCGGTGTTGCCCGAAGGAGTTAGCAATGCACCTGTTCCGTTTAGATTTGCTACATCTAAAAATGACTGACTAGCAGCACCGTTGGCTAGATATACTGCACCTACTTGACCAGCTGCGGCTGGAATAGCATTTAACACTGAACTGACATAAAAACTTTCTGTGGTAACAAGATCTCCTACTGTAGCAGCGTTGGCTAACACTACCGTAGTGCCTGACGTGGCTGTATAATCTGCTGTGCCCAATCTCACACCGTTGCGATAAACATCAATGTAGCCCACTGTATAGCTGGGCACTGAGAATGTGGTCTGACTGGCAGTGGCTGTAAAATCTGTTACTGTGCGATAAGCTGTAGTGGTCACATTTGTGGCAGGGATACCAAGGTATCTCACACTGATATTGCCAGTACCCGTAGGTGGTGCTGCAGAAAATGTCAGTGTTGTTGCATTGATGCTGTAAGTGTCAGGGCTTTGTACCACTCCAGAAATGGCTATTAAAATACTAGCAGTATTGGCCGGAGCAACACTCATGGTAAAAACTGTAGTGCTTCCGTTACCGGAGAACAAGTCTGTTACAAATGCTGAGCTGGTGGGTTGATTTCCAATGTATGCAATATTATGCTGTAAATGTTCCTGATGTGGTGAAAATATGTACTACATATCCGCCTGCGATGTTTATTGTGCCGCCTGTAGCTCTGGCTACTGTACCAGCGTAACGTATTACTACAATACCCGACCCACCAGCATTACCTGTGCCAGTTGATTGATGACTTCCGCCACCACCGCCGCTGCCTGTATTGGCTCCAGCACTACCTCCATAACCTCCACCGCTGGAATATACAACACCAGCTGTTCCTGCATTATAACCAGAAAGTCCAGCAGCACCAGCTGGTTGTCCTGTCCAGGCTCCTCCGCCACCAGCACCACCAAGGCCACCAGCACCTGCTGGACCACTATGACCTGCACCACCGCCACCAGCTGCCCAATAATATCCAACGCCAGTGATAGCATTGTAAGTACCGTTTCCGCCAGTGCCGGGTGTGTTTAGTCCTGCTGTGTTAGAACCACCACCACCACCTGGATAATAGGTACCGCCAGAGTTGGCTCCGTTAGTTCCCTGGCCTGCTGTACCAGCAGCACCAGTGCTAAATGTAGCAGAGGTACTGGCTCCGCCGCCTGAACCACCCGAAGCTGGTGCATATTTACTTACACCATCAGTATGCCCAGAGCCGCCACCACCGCCGCCAATTGCAGTACCAAGTGAAGTAACAGATGTGTTAGATCCACTGGCTCCGCGGCTATTTGCTTGATAAACGTTTACAGTTGCAGCAGCACCGGCTCCCACTACAACAGTAAGGGCTGATCCAGGACTAATTGAGTAATTAGTACCAGCAATATATCCACCAGCCCCACCACCACCTCCCATATCCATACCGCCAGATCCACCGCCTGCTATAACCATATAATCAATAGCGTAAGCACTAGACGAAATAGTTTGCCAACCAGTGGCACCTGTACCTATGTAAATTTCCATTGAACTAGTAGTGGTGTTCCAGCGTTGCATACCTACCACAGGACTAGCAGGTCGTTCGGCAGTTGTTCCAGAGGGCATCAGAAGGGCACCTGTTCCGGTTCCGGTTGCATCAAATGCTGCTCCTTGTATAGTGCTAATTGGCATTTTGTTTTATCTTTTTATGAAATATAAGTACCGGAACTTGTGAAAGTATGTATAGTGTATCCGCCAGAACTGGTAACTGTTCCTCCTGTTCCTCGTTGGCTTCCAAAGTAGCTGATGATTACAATTCCAGAACCGCCGTTGCCGCCTGGTACTGAAATAGCAACAGATTGATGGCAGCCACCGCCACCGCCACCGCCTCTGTTGGCTGTTCCAGAAGTGGCAGCCTGAGCTGGACCAGTATATTTTCCACCATTTCCTCCAACACCAGAACCTCCAATGCCAGCAATTGCGCCAGATGGACTTGATGCCGAACCACCGCCACCACCAGCATAATACTGCAATGATCCTGATATTGTACTTCCGGTGCCAGCGCCACCGTTTCCGCCATTGCCAGCCTCAGCACTTCCAGTAGATCCCACCGCTGCGGCACCGCCGCCACCGCCTGAACCGTTGCTAGTGCCAGTAACGCCTGCGCCACCTGCTGATCCTTGACCAGTAGTTCCAGAACCACCGGGCGCCGATGCTCCATATCCACAAGCTCCGCCACCTGAGCCGCCACTACCTCCAGTATTGGTTGCAATAGTTCCTAAGCCATTGTATCCGCCGCCGTAGCCTCCACCAATAGCAGTTGCTATTGAAGAAATTGATGAATTTGTACCTGCTGTGGCAACAGATGTATTGCCACCAGTTCCGCCAGCACCTACAGTAACGGTATATGTGGTTCCTGCAGAGAGTGTTATTGTACTAGATAAAAGGCCACCTGCTCCGCCGCCACCCGTATAGTAAAAACCGCCCCCGCCCCCACCGCCGGCTACAACAAGATACTCGACTAGATATCCCGAAGGCTGACTAAGATACTTCCACGAACCAGTAGTGACATCATACCATTCTGGATTGCCCGTAGTTGAATTCATACGCACCATACCTGTAGCCGGAATCGTAGGACGTTGTGCTGTAGTTCCTACCGGCAGTTTGAGATAACTGGTGCCTTGGACGTCTAATGGCATTGTGTGTCCTGATTAAACTGGCGCAGGTACTTCAACCCACGATAAGGTAGCTTCGTCCCAAGTGTAAAATTTACCATCATCGGGATAAGGAACTGGTGGTTGCCACTGCCA